GCCCCTCTGCGCGATTTTGCGTTACAGCATAAGGGGTTGCATAGGCTGAGCAGTTTAAAGCGCTCCTACGCGATTCTAGTCGATTCTAGACGCATATTCGGGCATTGGACAATGGTCGGTAAGCACTTACGCTAAGTTAGTACCCACTCATGGTGCAGTGCGATGGGTCTGAGGTTCGCTGTGGAGGAGGCACCCCTACATCTCCCCCCAAAAGAAATTTGAGGTTTTCCGTGTTATGCTATTTATGGTGTTTATTTAGATATAGGAGATGAGATGAAGATTGAGAAGAATGTGCCAATGCCACAACCTAAGAATGTAGAGGTGTATCCATATAATGAGATGGATGTTGGGGATAGTTTTATGGTGAAGGGTGAGAGTAAGTACTTGCTTGCGACGGTGTGTAATCGGAATGGGAAGTATGGGAAGAAGTTGGGAATGCGGTTTACGGCGAAGAAGATGGGTAATGGTGTGCGGGTGTGGAGGGTGGAATGAGTTTGAGTGCGGCTGTGTTGTTGGTGACCAGTGGTCGTTCGGAGTTAACGAATGCCTTGCAAAGCATTTGGCACCAGACGCGGCAGGTAGAGACGTATGTGGTGACCGATGGGGTGATGGGTGAGGATGAGTTTGAGTTTATTCGGACGCATTTGAGGGGGCCGAGGACGCACTTTGCTTACTGGCCTGGGAAGATTGGTGGTGAGGGTTGGGAGGGGAGAAGGTTAATTGCGAGTAGCTTGTATCTCATCAATGAAGATGTGACCTTTATCTTGCAGGATGATGATTGGTATAAGCCGAATCATGTGGAATCTCTGATGGAGATTATTGAGGATGGCAATGATTGGGCGTATAGCTTGATGTCGGTGTATGACAAAGAGGGTCATTTTCTCTTTGATGATATTTGCGAGTGCTTGGGCGAGGAGCATCCCATTTGGAATAGCGCGGAGCATTTCGCTCCTACTGGCTCTGTTGCTTGTAAGACCGATGTATATCGCTCTTTAGCCTCCATCTATAGCATTCGAGGCTATGGCGTAGATCGCATCATGTATCAGAACCTAAAGTCTAACTATCCACAGTTCAGAGGTTCTAAGCAACATACGAATTGTTTTCGGTTAGGGGGCAACCCTGGTTCAACGGCCAAGGAATTCTTTGAGCAGGGCATTGCGTACATGAATCAGAAGTATCCCAACGGGATGCCTTGGCGGTGAAGAAGTCTGAGCTTCAACACATGGCTGAGTATTATAAAAAGCAGCCTGTTGAATATCGGCGTGGTTGGTGGAAGTGGATGCTCGATTATCACAAGGGCAACTACGCAGCAATGGTAAAGCTCGTGAAAGAAACAGACAAAGACGTTCTCTGGGCAATAGACTTCTGGCGGCCAAAATGAAATTTGATAAAGAAAAGTTTTACCAGTTCTGCGCCCAACTTAAGATTGAAACCAAGGAGCAGGGCTTGCGTAAGATGGACACCCTCTTGGGTAGCCAAACCTACGCCATTGATGAGATCGCTAAAGGCTTAGCAGATGATGTGCATTTCTTCGTCATCTTGAAAGGCCGACAGATGGGGGTTACTACCATCAGCTTGGCACTCGATCTGTACCAGCACTTTATCCACGGGGGACTGCAAGGAACGCTGGTTACAGATACCGAGGAGAATCGGGATATGTTCCGATCTACCTTGGGTATGTACATGGAAGGCTTGCCCAAGGAATACAAGATTCCATTACTCACCCATAACCGTAACCAGTTAACGCTCAAGAATAGATCGCGTCTTGTCTACCAGGTTGCTGGCACTCGGTCTAAAGGTAACTTAGGACGCGGTAAAGCCATTACGTTCTTGCATGGCACAGAAACCAGTTCTTGGGGCGATGAGGAAGGCTTGGCCTCTTTGCTGGCTTCGCTTGCGGAGACGAACCCAAACCGTATGTATATCTTCGAGTCTACAGCGCGTGGCTTTAACATGTTTCACGACATGTGGAATACCGCTAAGAGGGCGCGTTCACAGAAGGCAATTTTTATCGGTTGGTGGAGAAACCAGTTCTACTCAGCCCCCGCCGGTTCAGACATCTACAAGACCTACTGGGATGGCAAGCTCAGCCCCGAAGAACGCGAGTGGGTCAAAGAGATTAAGAAGCTCTACAAGTACGAAATCAATTCTCATCAGATCGCCTGGTGGCGTTGGAAGATGTTTGAGGGCATCAAGGATGAAGGCCTGATGATGCAGGAGTTCCCACCAACGGAAGACTACGCCTTCGTGATGACGGGTACGTCCTTCTTCTCCACAGCCCGTTGTACCGATTCGATGAAGATTGCTAAGCAGAATAAATACGAATCTTTCCGCTTCACGATGGGTAACCGCTTCGAGGACACAGAGCTAGTTAAATCTACCGAGAAGCTGGCCACCATGAAGATATGGGAGTACCCAACGACAAACGGTTACTACGTCATTGGGGCAGACCCTGCCTACGGTTCGTCTGATTGGGCAGACCGCTTCTGCGTCCAAGTCTATCGTGCCTATGCTGATGGCATGGATCAGGTGGCAGAGTTTTGCACCCATGAATTAAACACCTTCCAGTTTGCTTGGGTGATCTGCTACATGGCCGGTGTGTACAAGAACTCCACGCTTAACCTAGAGGTCAATGGGCCGGGTCAGGCGGTATTGAATGAGATGCGGAATCTCAAGAGACAGGCCGCCCTCTTACAAAGCGCAGGTAAAGGCAACTTCTACGATGTGCTAGGAAATATGCAGCACTATCTCTGGCGCCGTAATGACAGCATGGGTGGCGTCTCAAATAGCCTGGGTTGGGTCACCACGCACGCTAGTAAAGAACGGATGTTGTCCTATATGAAGGACTACTTCGAGCGCAACATGATGAAGGTGTACTCGGAAGAATTATTAGATGAGATGAAGTCGATTGTGAGGAACGACGGTTCAATCGCAGCCTTTGGACGGGGCAAGGATGACCGTGTGATTGCCTCTGCTTTGGCCGCCGCTGCCTTTGCTGAGCAGGTGCAACCGCGTTTGATCCAACAGCGCATCACGCGTGAAATCAATATGAGAGATGATAATAAGACCGCCGAAGAAATGGCGTATGGCAAAACAGTAACCAATTACCTAAAGATGATTGGCGTTCATGGACAGCAATCCTAGAAAGATATTTGACTTTCTCACCAAGGGCGAAATCCACATGAGAGTGGAGGCCATGCAGCGCGATGACTTCTCGGTCATGCCGCTGTACCTATTCTGTGAGCTTGCCAATATGCACAAGCGCGACTACCAAAAAGTCTTTCTGTACCACCAACGCGAAATGAGCAACCTAGAGCAAAAACGCCTGTCTAGGGCGCTCATCTTGATGGAAAACGGCGAAGTCAAAGCCATCTACAACTACGGCCTCAAAAAAGCCGAGCTAGAGTTCCAAAAAGCACCCAAACCACGCCTTGGACGCCGTGTGTTAATGAATTACAACCAAGCAACAGGATTTACCATAAAACCTAGTATATACAATAAGCAAGCGTACAATCTTCCGAGATTACTTGACAAAAACAGGGGAAAAGCGTAAATGGCAATGATACTTCGTGATTACAAATGTCCGGCGCATGGGTTCTTTGAAAGTTCAGAAGCAGTGTGTCCTCATGGATGCACAACGGTAGATCAGGTATGGCTAAGCCCGCCGAGCTTCAAATCAGACAGAACCAAAGCATCAGACAAGCAACTCAAGCAACTGGCACTGGAGTTCAACATGTCGGACATCAAGTCAACCAGAGAGGGCGAGGCACAGAAGCAAGCCGCCCAACCTCAACAAAATCCTTTTGCAGTGCAATGGGGTTCCCCAAGCCAACTGGGCAACTACAACCTCCAATCGATTCGTGGTGAGGCTGTCTCAGGCATCCAGGCGCTTAAACAGAACGCCGAGCTTACCGGCCCACGCACCGCGTCATACATTGCTGACCATCAGAACCTGACAATAGACAAATGAGAATTCCAGAGGAACATCTTGACCGAGAAGCCTTTTACAACGATCTCGTTGAGAAGTGCCTAGTCAGCCGGGAGGAGCGTAAGGGCGATTATGAAACCCTACGTTCCTTTTATCTTTTTGGAGCGCCAGGTGAGGAGAACCCCGCCCCCTTCAACAAGATTTACCCGCACATTGACCAACTGGTCAGCTTCCTCTACGCAGCAGAAACCACGCGTTTCTCTATTGTTTTGGGCGCCGGAGTCAGCGAGGCAGAACACAAGAAAACACCCAAGCTCATCCAAAAGCCAAACGACGTTTGGAATGCCTCCAACGCCGATTTGGTCTTTGGCGAGGCCATCAACTGGGCGATGTGCTACAACAGCACGTTCGTTAAGCTGCT